TTCGTAGTCTTGAAGTACGGCTAGGCCAACTCAGTGCTGTAGTTGAAGCACTGTGCGCCGTCTACAAACGGATGAACGACGCCAATGATGGTAGTCAAAAGTAAGAAGGCGCTGCTGTATCGCCTGAAGAATCCGAAGCGGATCACCGAAGTGATCCCGACCGCCAAGCTAGTCAAGCACGGTGGAATTGTTCTGGTAGCAGTACCCCATCGACCCGATGAGACACGCGTACTGCGTGCGCTTGGTTTCGATGCACCCGATCCGATGCCGCTGTACTACAACTACGAGGGGCGCTACAAGCCGTTCGATGTGCAACGGGTCACAAGCAACTTCCTCGCCATGCACAACCGGGCGTTCTGTCTGAACAGCATGGGCGTGGGCAAGACGATGAGTGCGCTGTGGGCGTATGACTACCTCAATCGCCACAAGCTGGTTCGATCTGCGCTAGTTGTCTGTCCGCTGTCCACGATGGAACACACGTGGGCAGATGAGATCTTCCGTTCCTTCCCGACACGCCAGTGCACCGTGCTGTATGGCTCGCGTGAGCGTAGGCAGAAGCTGCTGGCTCAGCCATCGGACCTGTACATCATCAACATCGACGGATTGCGCACCATCGAAGACCAACTTGCCAACCGCGCTGACATTGATCTGGTCATCGTTGACGAACTGGCCATGGCACGCAACTCATCCACCGCTCGGTGGAAGTCGCTGAACAAGATCTGCAACAAGCAGCAGCCTCGTCGCGTGTGGGGATTGACCGGCATGCCTACACCCAACGCACCAACTGATGCGTGGGCACAGGTGAAGTTGATCACACCGGACAAGCTAGGAGTGCCTAACTACTTTGGTAGGGCGCGTGATGCGTTGATGAAGCAGATCAGCCAGTTCAAATGGATACCGCGTCTGGATGCCAACGACACGGTGAAGGACTGGATGCAGCCAGCAGTGCGGTACTCGCTGGATGACTGCGTTGACCTACCCGAGCAGATCTTCATCCACCGTACGGTGGAGATGACGGCCGAGCAGAAGAACGCATACAAGACGATGCTCACCCGGTTGAAGGCCGAGTACGACGGCGGACAGATCCTTGCCGTGAACGAAGCCATCAAAGCCAACAAGCTGGTGCAGATCAGTTGCGGAGCAGCGTACGACAGCAGTGGTGAGACAGTCATCATCCCTGCCAAGCCACGCTACGAAGTGCTGAAGGAAGTCATTGAGGAGTCGGAGGGCAAAGTCATCGTCTTCGTCCCGCTGACTGGTGCGCTGCGTGAAGTGGAGAAAGAGATCGCCCATCAGTGGCCGTGTGCCGTGGTCGATGGGTCAACGCCGAAGGCAGCACGCGACCAGATCTTCAAAGACTTCCAGTCGATAGATGAACCACACGTGATGATCGCCAACCCCGGCACGATGAGCCACGGGCTGACGCTGACTGCTGCCACTACGGTGGTGTGGTTTGCTCCGATCTGGAACCATGAGATGTACCAACAGGCGTGCGCCCGAGTACGTAGGCCGGGCCAGCGTCACACCACGGTGATCGTCCACCTAGCAGCAAGCGATGTGGAGCAGAAGATCTATGAGCGGTTGAAGAAGAAGGAAACGATGCAGGGTCTGTTACTTGACATGATGAAGGGTACCCACGATGAAACTGAGTGAAGTAGTCGACAAATACATCCAACTGAGGGACAAGAAGGCCGAACTGAAGCGCGAGTACGACGCCAAGGTTGCGACCATCGACACAACACTGGATCAGATTGAAGCCAAACTATTGGAAGTGTTCGACTCGACTGGTATGGAATCAACCCGTACCGAGTCTGGCACTGCCTACGTATCGACGCGCACGTCGGCGTCGGTTGTTGACCGTGACGCATTCATGGACCACGTGAAGCGCCACGGGGACTGGACCTTGCTGGAAGTGCGCTGCAGTAAGGTTGCGGTCGAGCAGTACAAAGCCGCTAACAATGAAGTTCCTCCGGGTGTCAATATCCGCGAGGAGCGTGTTGTCAATGTCCGGCGCAGCGCCTAACATTCACCTCCCACACAGGAGCCGTTATGGGAACGTCTGTTATCCCGTTTGAATCTGCACAACTCCCCGCCTTCCTCAGTACTCAAGCCGAAGTCAACGACGACCTGACCGCCCACGCCGGTGCCGGATTCCCGGTCATCAGCATCAAGGGCAAGTCGTTTGCCATCGTTCGTGGCGGTGAGCGGACCATCATCACGAACCCGAAAGACCCTGAGTCGCCCGCGACCAACATCGAAGTGGTCATCGTCAAGGCCAGCAAGGCTACGTCGAAGATCTACTACGCCAAGGGTTTCAAGGAAGGCGAGGAAGGCGTGAAGCCGGACTGCTGGTCGGCTGACGGCGTGAAGCCAGATGCGTCCATTGAGTCGCCACAGTCGAAGACCTGTGCGGTGTGCAAGCACAACGTCTGGGGTAGCCGCATTGGCGACTCCGGCCAGAAGTCGAAAGCGTGTCAGGACAGCGTGCGCATCGCCGTGGCTGCACCCGGCCAGATCAACGACCCGATGCTGCTCCGCGTTCCGCCCGCGTCCATCCGTGCGCTGGGTGAACTGGGTGACACGCTGAAGAAGCGTGGCGTGCGCTACGACGCGGTCATCACCAAGATCAACTTCGATGCCGAGATGGCCACCCCGAAGCTGATCTTCAAGCCCGTTGGCTTCATCAACGAGCAAACGTGGCACGAAGTGCAGGCAGTGGCTGAATCCCCTGTGGTTCAGCAGATCCTCGGTGCAATGCCGATCTCGGTTCCCCCCGAACCCACCGCGTCTGCACCCGAAGCAGCCAAGCCCAAGCAGATCACCGAAGCTGAAGCTGAAGCCGCTATCGCCAAGGCCGCTGGTAAGGCTGCGAAGCCGAAGACCGAACCCAAGACTGAGCCGGTTGCTGCCGGTGATGTCGAGGTCGAAGGGCTTGACCTGAGCAAGCTGAACTTCGACGACTGAACCCCCTGTGGCTCCTTCAGGGGTCGGCTGCGACGACAGGTTGGCAGCGCCGGAACCGTAACCGGTACTTTTTTCAACAAGAAATCACGCGGCTATGAAGCATGGACACCCTTGCGTTCTTCAAGACGATACTGCCGCCGGACGGTTGGTATCACCTGTTCCTACCCAAGCTAGGCAATCGTTTCAACGTACATGTCTCGTTCACCAGTCTGGACGAGATGGCGAAGACAGCCACCGAACTAGACGCTAAGGGCTACACGGTCTACCACGCGTGCATGGGTTACCGCGAGAAGTCGGTGACCGTGAATGGCAAGGCCAAGTCACGCGATGCGTCGAACTACAAACAGGCCAAGGCTTTGTGGATTGACATTGACTGTGGGCAAGAGAAGGCTACACAGGGCAAAGGCTATCCAACCCAGCAAGACGCGGCCCAAGCCCTGAGCGGGTTTCTCAAGGAAGCTCACTTCCCTGCTCCCATCCTTGTCAGTTCCGGATACGGACTGCATGCCTACTGGGCATTCGATAAGCCCATCGGCCCAAAGAGTTGGGCACGCATGGCGCACCAGCTAGAGGAGGTACTGGCACAGGCCGGGTTGATCATAGACACCACACGAACCACAGACGGTTCAAGTGTCCTGCGCCCACCCGGCACCCACAACTACAAGAGCAAAGACGGCGTCAAGAACGTCCGACTACTCACCCCCCTCAATACCCATCCCCCTGAAGTCATCCAGAAAGCCCTGCTCCAACTGGTACCGGATCTGGCAATCCCAGCATTCGCCAAGTCCGACACCGCTGCTGTTGAAGACCTGACTGTTCACCAGAAAATCCCACAAGCACCCTGCTACGGCGAGGACGTTGCAGCCAAGTGCAAGCAGATTGGCGTCATGCGTGACACGCTTGGCGACGTTGGATACGAGCACTGGCGTGGCGTCATTGGTGTTCTGAAGTACTGCGAGGACGGACGCGAACTTGCCGACCTGTGGAGCAGCGAGCGAGCCAACACCGGACACAGCCAGACTAACGTCGAGCAGAAGTGGAGCACATGGGGATCACCACCGACGACCTGTGAGTTCTTCCAGATGCACAACCCCACCGGATGCGATGGCTGCGCGCACCGGGGGAAGGTCAAGTCCCCTGTCATCCTCGGTAGGCGTGTTGAAGCACAGCCGGGTACCACGATGGAACTGGTGGTGGCCGGGGAAACAGCCAAGATCGACATACCGGCACTGCCACAGGGGTACGTGTTCCGTGATGGCATCATGGCCCGCCTCGTACCTGACAAGGACGAGCTTGTCCGGGTCCACCCGTTCAGCCCGCTCCTGTTCTACCCCACCCACCGAATCCGCAAGGAAGACCTGACGTACGAAGTACGCATGCGTGTGCACTTGCCGAAGGGTCGCATCCGTGACTTCGCCATTGACACCGGTACCGTGGGTACTGGCGGTGCGAAACTGGTTGAAGGGCTTGGCAGGCATGAGGTCATACCGTCGAACAACAAGGACGCATCAGTGCATATCTCCGCATACCTCCGTGACTCCGTGCACAAGCTGATCAACGATGTGCAGGAGATCACTACGCAGACGAACTTCGGCTGGAAGGAAGACGGTTCGTTCCTGATTGGCGACCGCCAAATCATGCCCGACGGTGATCTGAAGATCGTCCTGCTCAGCGGCAACGCCCTGACCATGGCTTCTGCCGTGCTTCAGACAAGCGGCAACACCAAAGGGTGGGCTGATGCTGTTGACTGGATCTACAACCGCCCGAACATGGAGTGCATGCAGTACGCAATTTGCAGCGGCTTCGGTTCCCTGCTCGGGAAGTTTGTTGACCCGCAGTACAACGGCATTCCGTTGGCACTTACGGGGCCGGGTACCGGGCGTGGAAAGACGACGTGCTGCCAGATTGCAATGGCTGCGTTTGGTCACCCGAAACCGATGACGATCAACACGGCGCGTGGGGCTACTGAGAATGCCTTGTACGCCATGATGTCCACGTTTCAGAACATCCCGCTGCTTGCAGATGAACTGACGAACATTGAATCCGAGTACCTTGGCAAGCTGCTGTACGCCAGCAGCAACGGTCAGGACCGCATGCGTATGCACATGTCCAACGGACAGGCACGGTTGAGTACGCCGTTCCACTGGAACATGAGCATGTTTATGACGGCGAACAAGCACCTGACTGAAACGCTGGCACTCAAACAGGTGAACACGGAAGCCGAAGCAGTACGGATTATTGAGATCCGTGTTGACGACTACCACCCGCCGAAGATCATGTTGAGTGACATAGGTGACGCGGTCGCCCGTGCCATGGCTAACTGTGGCAATGCTGGTCTGGACTACATCCGGTACATCGTTCGCCACGCTGCGGAACGTGACGGCATCATGCAGGAGGTACGCGAGCAGGTACTGAAGCACAGCAAAGCAGTTCACAACCCGCAGTACCGCTTCTTCCGCAACCACCTGATCTGCACCATCACTGCTGCACGAATCATGCAGAAGCTGGGGCTGATCAAGTTCAGTCCGGATGTACTACTGGTCTGGGGCGTGGAGTTGATCCACAAGCTGGCACAGGAATCCATGCTCAGCAACACGATGACTGGTGACGTAGCCCTCGCCACCCTGATAAGCGACATGGCTGAATCGGTGATCGTCACCAAGCAGTACCGAGAGGCGTGTGATCCGCAGGGACCGGAAACGATCCAGCGTATCCATGGCAAGACGCTTGGTCGGTACGTGCTGGACAGCCAGAAGCTGTACTTGAACCGCAAGGCGGTTCGTGAGTGGTGTACGACGAACCGGTCTAGCGAAGGCGATCTGATGACTTACGCTGCCACCAACAGCATCGCCATGCAGATCGTTCCGAAGTTCCACCTTGGACGCGGCACCAACAACGCTGCGTCCTACACCGACTGCTATGAGATTGACCTTACGAATTTCGACACAGCAGTCAAACTGCTGACACAACCTAACGC